CGGATGTGTGCGGCCTCATTGGCCGCCTGGTTGACAAAATGTACGACGCAGCGCTACCATTAGCAGAGACAAAACCTTTGCTGGTCCCGTTCACGCAGGCTTGGATCGAGTACAACGATCGAAACCAAGCGCCGAAGGTCCGATATTTTTAGGAGATTTCTAATGACTGACGCAACCGTTTCCACCGCCACGGGCGTTGTGGTCGATATCGAAGCTACGATCAAAGCGGAAGTCGCGAAGGCCGTCGCCGCGGTCAAGGCCGAAGAGTCGAAGGTAGTCACTTGGGTCAAGACCATGGTCGCGACCTACTGGCCGCACGTGACGCTTGCCGGCGCAGGCTATGCCGCCGCCGCGTTCGGCGTTGTCGAAAAAGTCATGAAGTTCCTTTGATGCCCGCGGACATTCATGATTATTGTCAGCTTCCTGCAGTCTGTACGACTCAGGTTACGCCGAAGAATTATCAGCAGGGCGGGATCATCACGACCACGAACTCGACGGTGATCTCATTGCCGATTACCGTGCAGCAGGGCGGCGCAAGTTTTCAGTTGTCCACGCAGGACAACAACAATCCCGGCGGCACGTCCAACTACGGCTGGCAGCAAGTGGCTGCGGTCGGCACGTTGTTCCCGCCGCAGTCGCCATTTCCATCGACATCACCCGGCGTCATTGGGTCTGGCGCGGTGGCGATCGTGTCGCCCCCGATCACGTCCGCTTCGCCGATCAATACGCCGTCTCCCGGCCTGACGGCTGTCACCGCGCAGCTTACAACTCAAGTCAACCCGTTCCCCGGCACTGTGACGAGTAACAGCATCGTCGCCGAGCAGCAACTTGCAGTCATCGGACCCGTGTACTACTCGGATGGCGGCATCCTGAACGTTGTTGGCCCCGCGAATAGCAACTTGACGACCGGCGGCGGTCCGTAACATGGCACAGGTGAATTCGTCGCCAGGGGTCCCCAAGAACCTGGCGACGGTTGTCGCATCCAGCGCAACGCCGATACTGAGCGGCCCGAGGCAAATCCTCGGCACAGGCATTATTGGCACAGGCGTAATTTACGTGGACGGCCACTACAAATGGGTCAGCTCCACAGGGACGGCGAACATCAACGCGGCGCAACTTATTGAGGCCGGGGTTGTAGTTACGCCGTTTACGAGTCATACTCCAATTGTGCTCCCCACACAACTAGGATTATTTCCATGATTCATTCACGTCCAGGCTTTGCGCCTCGCACCTCTGACGAGACGCCCGCTAAATTGAACGATGACATGATCCCGGCGTTGCATCGCGGGCACAAGACGGACGCGAATCCGTCCGCAGCGAACCTTCAGGCGCGAGCCGATGCGGCATTCGTGAAGCTCCAAGCGAAGCGCGCCCAAGAAGAGGCGCAGGCCATCGCTGAGAAGTTGCGGCTCGGCCCCGAGCTTCTGGTCAACCCGGCACCGACTGAGCCACCGAAGGTTCTGGAGCCGGGTAGGTGAGCACATCCGGCGCCTCCAATGGTCCTGCAACTCCCGGCGGTGGAGGCGGCATCCTTACGGACCCGCGTCAGGCTGCTAACGGCGGCATGACCGACGGCGTCGAGCAGGAAGAGAAGCTCTCTACCGAGGATCAGGAGAAAGAACGCGCGCTCTCCGAGAAACTTTGGAAGTGCTATAACGACGCGCGCAAGTTCGATGAGAACTTCCGCAAGCAAATTGCAATCGATCGGCGCTATGCCGCCGGAACGAGTGACCTCGCATGGGCAGTGACGACCAACCTCATTGGCGCCTTTATCGACATCCTAGTGGCTTTGTTGTATGCAAGAAATCCCGATGTGTCCGTGAGGAAATCGCCGCAGGTAGACGAGTCGAACACCTACCAGATGCAGATATTTGCCCGCACTTTAGAAATTGTAATTTCCAACTTGTGGAAAAAAGCGAACCTGAAGATTCCAGCCCGGACTGGAGTACGTTCTGTACTCTCCAACGGTGAAGGCTGGTTCAAAGCGACGATGGTTTCCGACAAGCGGCCGATGCCGGAAGTCGAGACGGCGCTAAATGACGCGCAGGAGACTCACGCACGCATCATCGCACAACAGAAGTTGCTTGAGGATCCCGAGAATGGCGATCCGGTAGCCGTCGAGGCTGAGAAAGCTGAGAAGGCCGCGCTGATCGCGGAGCTTGAAGAGAAACTCGAACTGGCCGTCAGCCGTATGTTCGTCATCGACTATGTTGAGACGGAGAACATCCAGGTTTCGACCGATATCAATCGCGTCGAAAACTATCTCAATGCCGACTGGATTGGCAATGAGACCTACATGACGAAGGACGACGCACTGTCGAGCTTCCCGCGGCTCACACCAGAGGATATCAAGTCCGCGAAGGCGTACTACCAGCGCGCGCCGAAGGAATTGACGACGCGCGACGTTGACAACGTGCTGCCGCAAGGTCAATTGACCGCGGAGAGCGCGCAGGCATTCGTGACGAACACCAGCACTGAAGAGTCGCTGACATTCTTGCGCGTGGTCGAGATTTGGGACCGCCGCGACAAGCAAATCCGCACAATGATCGATGGACTCAAGAAATGGGCGAAAGAACCGTACCCACCTCCCTATCCGACGAGCAGATTTTATCCGTATTTCTACTTCGCTTTCTACGAGGTAGACGGCCAGAGGCATCCTCAGTCACTCTCATGGCGGCTCTACAAGCTGCAAGACGAGTACAGCTCAAGTCGCTCAAACTTCCGCTTGACGAGGGAGCGTTCTATCCCTGGTGTCCTCTTCAACGCGACGATGCTGGACGAAGTGGAGGCCCGGAAACTCCAAGAGTCGAAGAGCCAAGAGTACACGGCGCTCCGTCCGAGCGATCCGACTGTGCCGATCGGGAATTGCTTCGCGGCGAAGCCCGTCGCGGCTATCGACATGAGGCTATATGACCCGACGCTTATCCTCAATGACATGGAACGAATATCTGGTGTTCAGGAAGCTCTCAGTGCAGCTATCAATGGACCGGGAAATCCGAAGACTGCTACGGAAGCCAACATCCAACAGTCGGGGACGCAAGCTCGAACGACTTCTGATCGCGATAACCTCGAAACGATGCTGACTGACCTTGCACAGTACACCGCCGAGCAAGCATTGCAGTGTCTATCGACCCGCGATGTCATGCGGATGGCCGGCGCGAAAGCGTTCTGGCCTACCGGCATGGATGTCGAGGACTTGTTCACGATGGTTGAGGTTCAGATCGAGGCAGGATCGACCGGCAAGCCGCGTCAGTCCACCGACATGCAGGCGTGGAGCACAATCCTGCCGCTGATCCAGAAATCGTTGCAGCAGATCCAACAAGCGTTCGCAACCGGCGACATCCCGATGGCGAATGCGCTCATTGAACTGGTGAAAGAGACCATGTTGCGCTTGGGTGACGAGAGCGACATCGAGCGGTTCATCCCGCGTAAAGCCCCGCCCGGCTCACCCGGCTCCGGCGCACCGCCGCCACCGATTCAACCGGAAGTCAGCATCAAGATTGCCGGCACCATCACGACCGCGGCGGCCATGGCCCTCGCAGCGCCTGCTTTACAGCGCGACGCACCAAGCGCGCCGCCTCCGCAACCGACTCCAGGAGGGGCGCCACAAGGCCCCGGACCAACCAGCATGCCGCCAGCCGGCGGACCAGGCGCGCCTCCCGGACCATAGTTCAATAACGCGATAGGAAGCCCCCATGGCAGAAGAAACAGTATTGGATGCAGTAAACGCTGCGCTCGGAGACGAACTTGCGCCGGAGTCTGAGACGCCGGAGCCGGAAACCGAAGAGGAAGTCGTCGAAGGTGAACCTTCTGAGGAAGAGGGCGACACAGAGGGCGAGGAAGCTGAAGGCGATGAGCCTGAGGGCGAGGAAACCGAAGAGGAACCCGCGAAAGGCCCCAACGGCGAGAAAGAGCGCAATCCGGACGGCACGTGGAAGGCCAAAGGCGCCGAGCCGCCCAAGAAAGATCCGATCAACGATCCTATCCCCGAGAATCTCAAGAAAGACACCTCGGAGCGCATCCGTTCGCTGATCGATACCGCGAAGACCGTTACCGCGGAGCGCGATCAGTTCAAAACCGACTTCGACTACCTAGTCAATGGCGTCCAGGCGACCGGCGCGACGCCGCAGCAATACGGCGAGACACTCTCCTGGCTCTCGCTGTTCAACGCCGGCATCAAGGGCGACGGCGCGCAGCTTGAGAAGGCCTACGAACTGATCGAGACCGTTGCCGAGCGCTGCGCGCTCCTACTGGGCAAGGATCGCAACGTCCAAGACCAATTGGCGGCACATGCTGACCTTCAGCAAGCCGTTCAGAAAGGTCAGATCACTCCGGAGTACGCGAAAGAGATCGCTCGCACACGTAATGGCCAGCAATTCCGCCAGCAGTTGAGCACAACCGCGCAGGCCGAGCAGGAGCAGCAGACCGCGGCGGCCACAGAGCTTGCCACGGCGCGCTCCGGGCTCTCGCAACTCGAACAGACGCTCATCGGGACGGACCCGAGCTATCTGGCGAAGAAGGCCATCCTGGTTCCGGCGTTGAAGCCCGTATTCGCCTCGATTCCGCCCTCGCAGTGGGTGCAGAAGTTCACCGAGGCGTACCGCAACATCAAGGTCGGAGCGCCTGCGGCAGAGCCGCGGGCCGCGGTGCCGAAGAACCAGCCGCTTCGCGCAGGCAAGCAGCCCGCCGGCGGCCAGACACGACAGCCGGCCAACATGCTCGAAGCAATGAACAGCGCCCTCAGCAACATGCCAGGTGGAAAATGAGTCACGATTACAGCAAAGTCCTAATCGCCACGCCGATCCGAGGCAATCAGACGGTCACGCTTTACACGGCGGGCATCATGCAGTCCGCCGGCCTTCATGGCGGTTGGCTACCGATGGCCGGCCAGTCCGATATCTACGTCGCGCGCAACGTACTGGCGAATGAATTCTTGAAGCGCAAGAACTTCGACACGCTGATCTGTATCGACAGTGACATCGGCTTCACGCGTCAGAACTTACAGGACTTGATCCACTCCGACGAAGATCTAGTCAGCGGGCTCTACACCGACAAGTGCCAGCCGCCAATGCCGTTCTGCCGCGCCAACGACGGACAGCCAGTCCCGCTCGCGGACATTCCGACGCAAGGCATGTTGCCAGCACGTTTCTTGCCCGGCGGCTTCCTTAAGGTCAAACGCAGCGTGTTCGAGACGCTGATCGAGAAAAAGCTGGTAGCATCCTACGGCGCGGGCGCGTTCCACCACTTTTACAACGGCCGTATCATTCTCGACAACTTGCTGTCAGAAGACTATTCGTTCTCGACGCTGTGCTTCGACGCCGGCATTCAAGGTTGGATCAACTGCGGCATTCGACTGAATCACGATGGGCGTACGCTCGACGCGCAGGCGCCACAGCCGGACACGGCATCGCTCCCGAAGCCTGCTGCCCCTAATCAGGCGGTGCAGGACTTGTTGAAGGCGACGCCATGAAGGACTTAACAATCTGCATCCCCACGTTCAACCGCGATCCTTTCTTGCAGTGGACGCTAGACAAGACGCTAGCTGACTTCCAAGGCACGAAGATCGTTGTGTCTGACAACGGCAAGAGCGCACTGCCGTTCGGGCTTATGGGCGTGAAATACATGCGCCAGCAGCACAACATTGGCGCGTTCCCCAACATGCGCGCGGCGCTACTTGCAGCGAGCACGAAGTACTGCGTGTTTTTGGCCGATGACGACTACCTGCTTCCTGAGCAAGTTCAGAAGGGTATCGACTTCCTAGAGACCAATCCGACAGTGAACGCGTACTACGCGCCGTGCCAGTTGTACAACGAGATCACACAGAAAGCGGACTGGGAAGCGTTCTACGTGGCCGAGGATACGACGTTCACCACGGCCGACGCGCTATGGAACTTCGTCATGCATAAGCACGTATGGCCGGAGCACGCCATATACCGGCGCGCCGGGCTGCAAGAGGTCCTGACGCCGCGCACGACGGCCTACTGGTGCTTCACGGATCTTGCCAATGCTGCAATGCGCGGCCCTGTGCACTTCGCGAAGACGCCGTACTACCGGAATCTGACGGGGCACCCGGTCGGCAACCGGGTAAAGCTGGGCGATATGCAGTGTTTGACTGATTTTGACTCGTATCGCTGGGGCCTAGAATGCCTGGCACACGACATCTTCGCCCAGCCGTTGAACACGGGCAAAACCGAGGAAGTCGCGCAGCTCAAGAGCATGCTAGCCAACATGATCCGACAGTTCATTTGGACTCGGTATGAGATCGCTGTACGAATACATGCAG